ATCTACAAATATAAGTATCTCATATAACTAGATACTCACGGGTTTATAGGTAAATCCCTTTCCTAAAAAACCTAACTTTATCATACGAGGAGGTGGGGATAATGGACAAGACGGAAACAAGGGAAATAGTAACACAGAAGATTGAAATTAGAGAAGATGATAACGGAAATCGGACACTTATAGGCTATGCAGTAAAGTGGGAAAAGAAATCCGTAGTTATGGGATATTATCGTAAGTTTCGTGAGCAATTTAAAAATGGAGCATTCACAGAAACATTACAAAATGATGACCAACGTTTTTTATGGTCTCATGATACATCTAAAGTGCTGGGAAGAACAAAGAATAATACGTTACGTTTGAGCGAGGATGCCGTGGGCTTACGCTTTGAATTGGATTTACCAGATACAACTCTAGGTAATGACACTTACAAATCTATTAAGCGTGGAGATGTAGATGGTGTTTCGTTTGGGTTTAGCATGATAAGCGAAGAAATCCAAGAACCAGATGATGATTTGATGCTACGAACTGTTACAAAAGCAAAACTATTAGAAGTTAGCGCAGTAGCTTTCCCAGCTTACCCAGATTCAGAAGTAAGTGCTAGGGGATATGATCCTTATAAACATTTTACAGAAGAAAAAAAGCGCTCGGAAAAGCGCAGAAGACTATATTTACAAACATTATTATAAAAGGTGGACTTTGAACATGAATAAAGAACAATTATTAAAACGTAAATCTGAAATCAGTGAATTATTAAGTGATGAAACTCGCTCTATTGATAACCTTGATGCAATTGAAACAGAGTTACGAGATATTAATAATCAGTTGGCAGCGATTGAGAAGCGTGAACAACTTTTAAATGAAGCACGTTCAATTAATGAAGGAAATGCAGCTGGTACTAATAAGATTGAAACATTTAATACGGATCCATCAAATGAAAAACGTGAACTTGGTACAAATACAGTTGAATATCGTAATGCTTTTATGAATTACGTATTACGCGGTGAAACAATTCCAGCTGAATTACGTGCAAATGCTGTTACGAAAACAAGTGACATCGGTTCTGTTATCCCACAAACAGTATTAGATAAAATTATCGAAAAGATTGAAGCGGTAGGAATGATTCTACCTTTAATTACTCGTACAGCTATTAAAGGCGGCGTAACAGTACCAACTTCAACAGTTAAACCAGTCGCAACATGGGTTGCTGAAAGTTCTGGAAGTGATAAACAAAAGAAAACTACAGGAAGCATTACTTTCAACTATCACAAATTACGTTGTGCCGTAGCGGTTTCTCTTGAAGTAGAAACAATGTCTCTTGCGGTATTTGAAACAACATTAATTAATAATATTGTGGAAGCTATGACAAAAGCGATTGAACAAGCGATTGTTAGTGGTGATGGGTCTGGTAAGCCAAAAGGGATTCTAGCGGAAACACCTGTTGACGGACAAGCATTAGATGTTGCGAAAATTAACTACAAAACGTTAACAGATGCAGAAGCGGCTTTACCACTTGAGTATGAAGCAAGCGCGATTTGGACGATGACGAAAAAGACATTTATGGAATTTTCGGCAATGACAGATGCAGACGGCCAGCCGATTGCACGTACAAATTACGGGATTTCCGGTAAACCAGAACGCATTTTATTAGGTCGTCCAGTTGTTCTATGTAATTATGTTGATAGTTTCGCAACGGCTACTGAAGGAACAACATTTGCATTCTTATTTAATTACAAGGATTATATTCTGAATACAAACTACCAAATGGGTGTTAAGAAATATGAAGACAATGAAACTGACGATCAAGTTACAAAGGCAATTATGATTGTGGATGGTAAAGTAGTAGACAAAAACTCTTTAGTTGTTTTAAAAAAAGCTCCAGCAGCTTAATAAAGGAGTGATACAATGAATCATTTAGTCTTGAATGCTTTCATTGATAAAGAAACAAAAGTTGGATATTCAAAAGGCGATATGTACGAGTCAAATGATTCGGAACGTGTTGCCTTTTTAATTGAAAAAGGATTCTTAAAAGGAAATAAAGAGATTTCTACATTCCCTAAGCATACTGGCGGTGGATGGTATGAATTATCGAATGGTGAAAAAGTGCAAGGGAAAGAGGAAGCGATGTCAGCTGAACAATCATTGAGGGGTAACGAATCATGATTTTAAAAGATATAAAAAAGGCATTGCGCATTTCTCATGATGCCCTTGACGATGAAATAAACGATGCAATAGAGGAAGCTCGACACGACTTAATGTTGTCGGGTGTTTCTTCTATTAAAGCGAATCATGACGATGATCCGTTAATCAAAAGAGCGATAAAAGTATATTGCAAAGCAGAATTTGTTGCTGAGGTCAAAGAGGCTGAAAGATTCCAGGCATCGTATAACATGTTGAAAAATCATCTCACTTTAGCAGGTGATTACAAATGAATGACATTGTATTCTTTCCAGTTGTAACGACTACTACAGACGATTTAGGACAAATAGAAGTAGCAGAAGAGTTTACAAGACAAGTATTTTGTGAGAAAAAAAGTGTTTCTCAAAATGAATTCTTTCAAGCTGGTCAAAATGGTTTTAAGCCCAAATGTGTATTGATTGTTTACACATTGGATTATCAAGAAGAACAGAAAGTACAGTATCACAACAAGAAATACAACATTTATCGCACATACGAAAGAGACGATGAAAGAATTGAACTCTATTGTGAGGTGAAGACAGGTGGCTAATATCGATGATTTATCCAATGAAATTGCTAGGGAACTACAAAGATATGCCAATGTAATTGAGGAAGACATGGAAGTGGCGAAGGAAGAGGTAGCGGATAATTTAGTGGGTGAATTAAAGCAAAAAAGCCCTAAAAATACAGGTAGGTATAGTAAAGGTTGGCGAAAAAAGAAGGATGGGAACGCAATTATTGTTCATAATGCTTTAAAACCGCAGCTTACTCATTTACTGGAGAAAGGTCATGCGAAGGCAAATGGTGGACGAGTACCAGCAAAGGTTCATATTGCACCAGCTGAAGAACATGCGATTCATGATTTTGTTGAACGTGTTGAAAGGGCGATTGGGCAATGACATTAGGTGAACTAAAGAAAATTCTTGAGGCTACAGGTTATCCTGTGGCTTATTCGCATTTCACTGAAACACCAGGTGTTCCCGTACCTTCACCGCCTTATGTTTGCTACTTTGTAGATGGATCACCTAACATGGCAGCCGACAATAAGACCTATCACAAAATAAATGATGTAAATATAGAGCTTTATACAACTAAGAAGGATTTAGTTGCAGAAGCCAAGCTAGAACAAGTCCTGGATGATTATGAGATTCCATATGAGTCATATGGGACTTTTATTGAATCTGAAAAACTATTTCAAAAAATATATGAAACGAGGTTGTTGTAAATGAATGAAAACAAGGTAACATTCGGTTTGAAAAATGTACATTACGTGCCATTAGATATTAAGGATTTCTTAGTTACATTTGGTACACCAATTCCATTACCTGGTGGAGTGGAACTAACATTTGAGCCACGCGGTGATTTAATTGAATTCTATGCGGATGACATGCTTTATTACGCAGCAAGTAATAATCAGGGTTACGATGGAACATTAAGTATTGCTACTATCCCAGAAAAGTTTGCTATTGATGCACTTGGTGAGGAATTAGACGAAACAGATGGTGTATTGAATGAATTGGCTGATGCAAAAGGAAAACCATTCGCATTATTATTTGAGTTTGATGGTGATGTCAATGCAACTCGACATGTTATGTATAACTGTTCAGCAAGTCGTCCAACACTTGCATCTAAAACAAAAACAAGTTCAGCTGAGCCAAATACAAATGAACTGAAGTTTGTTTCTAGTCCAATTATTTTAGCACCAGGGGGAAGACCTATGGTTAAAACAAAAACAACATCTAAAACAACGCAAGAAATTTATAAAAATTGGTACAAGGAAGTGTACGTTAAAAAACCAGCAGCACCAAAAGGAGCGTAATAGTAAATGGAAAAGACAATTACAATAGATGGAAAACAAGTCCGATTAAAAAGTACAGCAGCTACTGTTAAACGATATAAAGCACAATTCAGACGTGATTTATTTGCTGATATGTTTAAGTTAGGGATTTTGTCTCCTTCAAATCCTCAAGAGGGTTCACTAGCCACTATTGATTTAGCTAATGCGGATTTAAGTAAGCTAGATTTTGAAGTTGTATATGATTTAGTTTGGTTATATGCGAAAACAGCAAATCCAGAAATTGCCGAACCAATTACATGGTTAGACGGTTTTGATGAATTCCCTATTTCGGATATTATCCCGGAAATTATGGATATGATTCAAAGTACAATGGGAGCAAAAAAAAAATAAACAAAAGTAATGGAGAGCAAGGGACGTTCAGTGATGAAGAATTAACCACTGATACGTTCCTTGCTCTTTGTTATAAAGCGAAATTAACGCATTGGGATCTGGACGTCATGACGATTGGTGATTGCTTTGATTACATTGCTGAATTCGCTGAAATGGAGAATCCAGACAAAGAAAAAGTCAGAAAAGCAAACCAAAAAGACTTTGATTCATTCTAAGAAAGGGGTTAAATTATGGCCGGAAGGATTAAAGGGATCACCATTGAAATTGGTGGGGAAACCACAGGTCTTCAAAATGCATTAAAAGATGTGAATAAACGCAGCAATGATTTAACAAATGAATTAAAAGATGTAGAACGTCTTTTGAAATTTGATCCTGGTAATGTGGAAGCTTTAGCTCAAAAGCAAAAGTTATTGACGCAACAAATTGAAAATACAACGGAAAAGCTAGATAAATTGAAGGCAGCCGAACAACAAGTGCAAGCACAATTTCAAAATGGAAAAATTTCTGAAGAACAGTACCGCGCGTTTAGGCGTGAAATTGAATTTACACAAGGATCACTTGATGGGCTGAAAAATAAGCTTGGTAATATGAAATCTGAACAAGAGAATGTAGCGAGTTCAACAAGACAATTAGAAACGTTGTTTAGTGCTACAGGAAAAAGCGTTGATGATTTTGCAGGCGCATTAGGTAATCGTCTTGTAAATGCAATTCGAAACGGTGCAGCAACAAGTAAGCAATTAGAACAAGCAATTGGGATTATTGGACGCGAAGCATTAGGAACAGAAGCTGATATTGAAAAGTTACAACGTGCGCTACGATCTGTGGATGCTGGGAATTCAATTCAGCAAGTACGAAATGAGTTGAGAGATTTACAACAAGAAGCTGAGAGAACAGAGAAGAAGTTTGAAGGGCTCCAAGTAGGACTTGAAAACGTCATTGGTGGAATGGCAGCTGGTGGCGGTATTGCTAGTGCAGTTGAAAAAGCAATGGATATGTCAAAATTGAAAACTAAGATTGATATCACTTTCGATGTTCCAGAGTCTTCGAAAAAATCAGTGGAAGAAGCGATTAGGGGCGTTAGTACGTATGGTATTGATGCTGAAGAGGCATTAGAAGGAGTTCGCCGACAGTGGGCATTAAATAAAGATGCTTCTGACGAAACAAATGCCGCTATAGTTAAAGGAGCAGCGACTATTGCAGCCTCCTACGCTGGAATTGATTTTAATGAACTTATACAAGAAACCAATGAGATTGGTGCAACGTTAGGTATTACGAACGAGGAAGCATTGGGGCTAGTTAATACATTATTAAAAACAGGATTTCCACCAGAACAATTAGATATTATCGCTGAATATGGGGATCAAATGATTCAAGCTGGATTTTCGGCTAAAGAAGTCCAAGGAATTATGTCAGCAGGAGTAGATACTAAGAGTTGGAATATCGATAACCTATTAGACGGTGTTAAAGAAGGACGTATCAAAATGGCTGAGTTTGGTGCAGGTGTAGATAAATCTATGCAAGCGGTTTTAGATAAAACAAAAATTTCGGCGGATCAGTTTGAAAAATGGGGTCAAGCTATCGCTCAAGGTGGCGAAGGTGGACAAAAAGCGATGCTTGAAGCCACCAAAGCTTTAGCCGGTGTTGAAAATGCAACAGACAGAAATGCACTTGGCACGAAGATGTTCGGTACTCTTTGGGAAGACCAAGGGAAGAAAATTATCGACACCATTTTGAAAGCGGAAGGTAAACAAGTCGATTTAAAAAAAGGAGTAGAGGACTTACAGGGTGCTACTTCTAAAATAGATGCATCTCCAGCGGTTAAATTTCAACAAGCCATGCAAGATTTACAAGTTGCTCTTCAGCCTGTTCTTGAAGTTATAGCAGATCTTGTCTCTAAATTCTCTGAATGGATTTCCAATAATCCTGAATTAGCAGCTACTTTGGCAGCTATCGCAGTTGCTATTGGTGTAATTGCAGGAGCATTCATGGCTTTAGCGCCAATAGTTGCTGTTATAACAAGTATAGGATGGGCGATGACAGGGTTGGTTGCTATTATTCCGATAATAGTAGCACTTGTTGTCGCTCTAGGTGTTGCAATTTATAAAAATTGGGATGATATCAAACAATGGACCATTGATGCTTGGAATGCAATTGGAGAATTTTTAGTAAGCATATGGGATGGGATTGTACAATGGGCCAGCGAAACGTGGAATAGCATTAGTGAATCAACATCGGAAGTTTGGAATTCAATTAAAGAATACTTAATAGAGGTATGGAATGGGATAGTTGAGTCTTTATCTGAAATATGGAATTCTATTGTTGAAACGACTACAGAAATATGGAATTCTATTGTGGAATATTTGACTGGAATTTGGGATGGAGTAGTTGAAACATTATCAGAAGTTTGGAATGGCATCAGTCAAACTACTTCTGAAGTGTGGACAGCGATTAGTGAGTTTTTCGTTAATACTTGGAATGGACTAGTTGCCTTTCTAACTCCTATTTTACAAGGAATTGCTGATTTCTTCTCTATGATTTGGAACGGTATTTCCACAGTGATTCAAACTGTATGGAATTTTATTACACAATACTTACAAGCGATTTGGACGGCTATTTTATATTTCGCCACTCCAATTTTTGAGTCTATACGAGAGTTTTTAGCTTCGGTATGGGAATCTATTAAAGAAAAAGCTACAGCGGTGTGGGATGCACTTACAAGTTTCTTAACGACTTGTTGGAATGGAATCGTTTCAATTGCGACAACTGTATTTGAGTGGATTAAAAATACAGTTACAACCGTTTGGGATGCAATCAGTTCAGCAACAATGTCTGTATGGAATGCTGTTAAGAATTTCTTACAATCGTGCTGGAACGGGTTAGTAGCTTTTGTAACACCGATATTCACCTCAATAAAAGATTGGATTGTGAATACATGGAATACGATTAGCTCCACAACAAGTGCAGTATGGAATACGATTAAAAGCTATCTATCTAGCTTATGGAACGCAATTGTTTCTACAGCGAGTTCTGTATTCAATAGCATCAAAGAAGCGATTTCAACGGTTTGGAACATGATTAGTAGCACAAGTAGTAGTATTTGGAATGGTATTAAATCTACACTTTCAAACATCTGGGAAGGTATCAAGTCAACCGCATCTTCTGTCTGGAATGGATTAAAAGAAGCCATTATGACTCCTGTTCGTTGGGTAACAGATGCTGTTAGTGGAGCGTTTGAAGGCATGAAATCAGCAGTATTAGGTGTATGGGATGGTATTAAAAGTGGTATTCGTACAGCTATCAATGGAATTATTCGTATCATAAATAAATTTATAGATGGTTTTAATACACCAGCAGAATTATTAAACAATATACCAGGAGTTAGCGCGCCGACTATTCCACATGTACCAATGCTTGCTAAAGGTGGGAAGCCTGTAGGAGATGGCTCATTTATTACTGGAGAAAAAGGACCCGAACTGTTTACTAAAAGAGGGAATTCTATCACAGTTACGCCGTTATCTTCAAAAGAAAGATCACTCGGTATCACTGGAACTATGAATCAACTAATGGGTGATATGAGTCGGATGATGGCTAGTTCCATGAGTCAATTATCAGGTTTAAAGAGTGTTATGAGTGGTGTGTATGGAAATATGTCAAATAGTAGACAAGCTATGGCAGCTGGTGTTGCGAATCAAGTGATTCATTATTCTTCGGGATCATCTGGTGGTGGAGTCATTCCAATGCTTGGTGGCGATTTCGTTGTGGAGGTTCCTGTTGTTTTAGAGGGACGAGATGTAGCGCGTGGTACGTATCGCTATACAACCGAATATCAAGAAAGAGAAACACAGAGGGATTCAGACTTTTAAGTTTGAGTCTCTTTTAATTTGAAAAGAAATGAGGTGGCAACGTGAGCTCTTTTACATTTAACAATATACGCAAGGATTTTATTCAAATCGAAAAAGGTTGGAAAAAACCAGCGTGGGCTCCGTTAAAACGGAACTTTTTAAGTGTTCCAGGTTATCCAGGTGCAAGATTATTAACGACAGAAACTGAAATGCGAGTTTTACCTGTTCCAGTCGGAATTATCGTTCCTGATGGATCAGACTTAGAAACAGTAAAAGAAGAAATAGCAGAGTGGTTAATTACGGAAAAACCTGTTGAATTAGTCTTTGATGTAACACCTGATAGGACATACTTAGCGGTTATTGATGAAGATTTTGATTCAGAGGATTTTGTTACGTTAGGTAAAGGTATTTTGAACTTTGTTTGCCCAATGCCTTATAAGTTAGGAAATGAGAAAACGGTTGATTTTGAAAATGACGGCCAGGGGTTAATTGCCAATGTCCAAAACAAAGGCTCTGTGCATTCCAATCCGATTATTGAAATTGATATTAAAAAGCCACATACTTTTTTAGATGTATGGTTTGAAGATAAATATGCAAAGGAACCAGATTATTTTCGTATTGGACTGCCATTAAAAATGGAGCAATTGCCTGTAGAAAGAAATCAACGTCTTATATGGGATGATATGTCCACAACTGTAGGGTGGAGTAAGGTTAGTTCTATGGAAGATGGTAATCCGGTTGGTGAAATGAAAACAGATAGTTACCAATTCTATTGTTCGGACTATGGCTCAGGTAATGGATGGCATGGGGCAGCTGTTAAAAAGAGCATCCCTGGTGGACCAGTAGAAGATTTTATTATGCAAGCCCATGTTACATGTAAGAGTAAAAACATTAATGAAATGGGACGAGTTGAGATAGCGATACTCGATGAAAATAGCAAAGTTCTTTCAAAGATTGCCATGAATGACCTCTATTGGCAAGCTGAACAAAATTTTGGAACGATGGTAATTGGATATGATAATAAGCCTGGAAAAACAGGTTTAATTTATGAGAGTGGTGATTATCCCAATACGTGGAATCAGTATTATGGTAGGTTGTGGATCGCTAGAACGGGTAATGATTGGGAGGCGTATATTTCAAAGTTTCTTCCTGGAACAGAAAAAGATGATGCAGAGCGTTTTGCAAGATGGACTGATAAAGACAATAAACATATGGAAAAAGCAGCTCAAATACAAATTAGTATCATGCAGTGGCAAGATGTTCCGCCAGTAGAAGCGATGACAGTTTCTGATTTGAAATTTTGGAAAGTGAATTTAAATAATCAAAATACACCACCTTATATAGTCGATGTTGGTGACAAAGTTGTGATTGATACAGAAAGCAGTCATGTCAGTATTGAAGGGAAAAACGCTATTAACATAAAAGATATTTTTAGTAATTTTCCTGTTATTAATAAAGGTACGAATAAACTTGAAATCATACCTTCCGATATAGGAACAGCAAAGGTTACATATAGGGAGCGATTTAGATGAGAACACCAAGTGGAATATTACATGTTGTTGATTCACAAACAGATCAAATTATCGGAGCGATTCAATCAAAGGATTATTGGAATGACAATAGGCATTGGGAGATTAAAAATAATGTTGATAAGCTAGATTTTACGGTTTTTGATGGTACAAAAGAAGCCGCAGCGCTTACGCAACAAAATTTGGTTTTAAAAGAGGTAAGGGGTGGGCGAATTGTTCCATACACAATTACTGAAACAGAAAAAGATTCTAATAATAGATCCCTTACAACTTACGCGTCTGGTGAATGGATTTTACTTGGTAAAGCAAATTATATTGATCCGCAAAAGTTTGAAGCAAAAACAGTAGGGGAGTATGTAGATATAGCTCTTAAGGGAACGAAATGGAAAAAAGGAAATATTTCTTATGAAGGTTTCCGTTCTATGACCGTTGATGAATTTATTGATCCATTAAGTTTTTTGAAAAAGATTGCTTCTCTATTTGAACTAGAAATTCAATATCGAACTGAGGTTGTAGGGAATCATATCGAACGGTATGTTGATATGGTGAAAAAACGCGGGCAGGATACAGGGAAAACAATTGAATTAGGGAAAGATTTAATTGGAATTAAGCGAATTGAGAACTCGCAAAATATCTGTACAGCTTTAATTGGTTTTGTGAAAGGTGAAGGCGATAACATTATTACGATAGAAAAAATTAATAATGGTCTTCCTTATATTACTAATATTGATGCTTTTCAACGATGGAATGAAAAAGGTAAACATAAATTTGGTTTTTATAGTCCAGAAACTGACAATGAAAACATGTCTCCTGACCGTTTGAAAACTTTAATGGAAATAGAAATGAAGAAACGTGTAAATGCGTCTGTTTCTTATGAGGTAAAAGCGGCATCCATAGGACGTGTATTTGGATTAGCACATGAATTGATTAATGAGGGTGACACAATCCGAATTAAAGATACAGGATTTACACCAAAACTTTATTTAGAAGCAAGAGCAATAGCTGGAGACGAATCTTTTACTGATCCTACACAAGATCAATATGTATTTGGAGATTATCGAGAAATTGTAGATCCTAACGAAGAATTACGAAAGATTTACAATCAAATTCTTAGTTCGTTAGGTAGTAAACAAGAAATGCTAGATCAGCTAGACAAACTGGTGAAAGAGAATGAAAAAACAATTGAAACCATACGAAAAGAATCTCAAGCAGCTAAAGAGTTAGCAGAAAAAGTTCAAGAAAATCTAAAAAATAATACGGTAAATATTATTGAAGCTAAAAACCCACCAATTGATAATCTTATAGTAGGTAAAACATTATGGCGAGATATTAGTAACGGTAAACCTGGTATGTTAAAAGTGTGGAATGGTAAAGGGTGGGAGCTTCTTATTCCTGATGTGGAATCAATTAAAAAAGATACACTGGAGCAGGTTAATAAGGATATTAAACTTACAAAAGAAGAATTAAATAAGAAAGTGGAAGAAGCGCAAGAAGAAGCCACTGGGCAATTTAATCAAGTAACAGAAAGCCTTCAAAAAGTTACGAGAACTATTTCTGATGTACAAAGAGATCAAGGTGAAATTGATAAAAAAGTAACCAAGTTTGAACAGGATTCTGAGGGATTTAAAACTTCTATTGAAACATTAACGAAAAATAGTACTGATACTACAAGTAAAATCAACACCTTAGTAAATGATGTGGACGGAAATAAGAGAGTTATTTCTGAAGTTAAAGAAAGTGTAGCAAACATTAATGACGATGTAAGAAACTTGTTAATCGGTTCCAAATCTTTTGATGGTGCTTTGACCTCTGCGCAAGCGGACAATCGTTGGTGGCTTAAGTCAGCAGATAAAGTCAAAATTTCGAAGGATGTTTTTCAAGGGAATACAGTCGTAGAAACTCAATCATCATGGACCGCTTTAGCTTATAACTTCAAAGATTTAGTAGATCGAAAAGTTGTAAAAGTAGGAGATAAAGTAACCTATTCAATTTTTACTCGTGTAAAAGGTTTACCGAACGGCCAAGACTTACAACACACTTTCTATTTTGCAGCAGGGGCTACCGGCATCCGTCCAAATAAATCTACTAATCAATGGCAAAGTGTAAGTGTTTCGTTCGTAGTGACAGCGGGCATGATGGCATCAACAGGAACGGATAACGAGAGTCATTTTCGTGTAGAACCTGACGTGAATCCTCCTGCTGGTTGTTGGTATCAGCAAAGTTCACCACAATTGACTATAGGTAGCAAAGGATATTCTTGGCGGCCAGCTCCTGAAGATCTTGCAGATGGGAATGTTTTAACCAAGGTAACAACAGAGATCAAAGAAGCAGCAGGGAAGATTAGTGAAAAGTTAACAAGAGTAGAAACAAAGGTTAATAATGATAAATCTGGAGGACGTAATCTGTTATTAGATTCAAATGCTAAATACGAAAAAACAGATTATCTAATCAATCCATATTCTCTAACTGAAAATTTTGTTGCAGGTGAGGAATATACTTTTGTAATTAAAGGAAGTGTCCCGCAGGGTCAACAATTTGGAATTTGGCAGAATGGTGGTTCAAATAATGTTGGATATGCAACAAGTGTCTATGCTAACGGAATAACTTATGTAACTTTCAAAGCTGTTGCAACTACAAGTGGGAATGAACGGAGATTAAACTTATATAATTATCCAAATAATGCTACAAAGGCAACTGTAGAATGGGTGGCTTTATATAAAGGGAATAAGCCACAGGATTGGACACCAGCTCCAGAAAATCAAGTAACGAATGATGAATTCACTAAGAAAACAACAGAGATTGAAAAAAGTGTGGATGGTATTAAAGAAAGTATTAAAACGGTAGAAAAAACACAAACCTTTTTTGATGAACGTGTTAACACTGTAGAAAAGAATGCAGAAGGAACAACTGCAAGTGTTAAGAAATTACAGGAAACACAAACTGCGCAAGGAAAGACGATTAGTGAGGCTACTACAACAATAGGTCAACATTCTGACGCATTAAAGTTAACAATGAAAAAGAAAGATGTTGAGGATTATGTTGGTGGATTGGGTTCTATAAATGATCTACGGAACGCTGCATTCGCTCAGGGCTTCAAATACTGGACACAAAATGGTAATAGTGCTGTTATTGACTCTTCTGTAACATACAGAGGCTATACAACGGCTAAATTACATGCGACTGGATTGACTGAAGATAAATGGTATAGCCTTCATCAAACGATAGACGTAACTGCTGGTGAAGACATTGTAGCTTCGGGTTACTTTATGTCCAATAACATAGGACAAGGTTTCGTGTTAGAAATTGAGTATCTAAATGCCCAAGGTAGCCGAGTTTCACAATCATCAATCGGTATCAATGTAACTGCGAATTCTAATTGGATTAGATCTGTTATTGCCGGAACAGTTCCAGTTGGGGCTGTTAAAGCGCGTTATAAACCTTGGTTGAGAAGGAATGGAACGTTATGGATTGCGTTACCTATGTTGCAGCGTGGTAAAATAGCTACAGAATTTTGGCTACATCCCAAAGATCAAACGGATATTGATAAAATGATAGATGATATTGCTAATAAAGTAGCTACTGAGAAATACAATCAGAAAGTTACAGAGTTAGAAAGAAGTATTAGTGCTACTGAAAAAGGCGTTTCAATTATCTCTGGAAAACAAGAAACGTTTATAAATGAGACTTATAATGCCTATGTAAAGAAAACAGAATCTAAGTTAGAAGTGTTAGATGAGGGGATTTTAGCGCAGATTTTAAAAGACGGTATCATTACTTCTATTAATATGTCACCTGGTAAGATTACAATCGATGCGGAGAAACTGAATATTAATGCCGATACAATGGTGAAATGGTTAACTGCAAAAGGCATTGATACGAATCTTATTAGAATTGATGGTGATAAGATCACTATTGATAAAGATGGTGTAACTGTTAAAATGCTAGACTTCCTATTTCAAGACGAATGGGGTACAAAAACAACTGCGGTATCAAGACGAAATCTAATAGCAGATCCAGACTTTTCTAGTGTTACAAAGAAAAACATTGGACATAACGATTATTATGGATTTGAAGGTGGATATGGCCTTACTTGGAAGTCCTGGGGAAATGTCGTAATAGAAAAGAATACACATATATTCGATTACGAGCAGATGGTGAATGCTGCAAGGGTAGATATGTATAACTATCCGGAAGCGATCGTGAATAACGGTATACATCCTGGTAACGAATATACAGCATCCGCTCATTTTAGAACTGCCATGATAAATGGCGTGCGTAAGACAGGAAAACCGAGAATACACGTATGCTGCGTTAAATTCGGAGATAACGTAAGTTACGACATATTGAGTGAACAAAAGATGGACTTCCCTGAGCCATCTACCTATTATGGAGAAATCAGAAGGTATTCTTTTACTTTCAAAGTGCCAACAAACTATATTCCGCAACAACACGCATTGATTATTAAAGTTTGTTCTGGAAATGCTGACATGAGACAAGGGACAGCGATTTGTGTAAGTGGTGTAACACTGTACAGTGGGAAATATGCATCTATGTATAATTGGGATCGTGCTGCAGCAGAAAGAGCAGATGGCATTCAGCCGTTTAACGGACTCGCTGTAGGCGGTGTAAATAACAATATATCTCCAGCACCAGACGGACAGACGTTTGATATAAGTACTGAAAAAGAAGTTAAAATCTTTAGGAATATACGAGCAATGCAGGGAATTAACTTAGGTGGCGGTGGATTCCAACAATGGGGTCATATTCGTTTTACAGACGGTAATATGGGAGCGGGTTTTTATGCGAGTACTCCAAGCGGTTGGAAATTTAATGCACTTGGATAGAAAGGAGCGATAAGAATGAATGAGAATCAAATGATGCCACTTCAAGCAGGTGAAAGCTTTCCTTTTATGGGGAGGTTGGTGGATGCAGAGCGCACAGATACAGGGATTTTTGTTCAAATACCTGCCGATATGTTAAATAATGCAGGTCTTCTAAACGGTGTTAGCAGGGTTGAAGTATGGAGAGAAATGGATGGGACAGTAAAGTTTCGGATTGCTACGCTGTGTGAAATATGTAAACGCGGAGCGCGTTTGTACTCACTAGATATGGGATTTGCGAAAAAGAACATTTGTTTAGAGTGTTATGCATCACTTACAGGGAATTACCCATCTCAAGAACCGCCAACACCAACTAATGAAAATAACACACAAACAGAGCAGGAGCAGCAATAGCTGGTCTTTTTTTATTGCTAAAAAAGACCAACTATGAGAAGTCAAGGGGAGTTTTTTATATAAATAGGGGGTGTTTTTCTAAAAAAGGGCGTGCCAAATAAACCTAAGGATTTTCAAAAAAAATGAAAAGGTCATGTTTCTGTTGTGTGAGGTGGTACTTCATAAGGCTTATTGCTTTTAAGAATGGCATAGATAATGTAACACAGCTTTCTAGCTACCGCCCCTATACAAACATAGTAGTGCTTTCCTTGCTTTCGTTTCTTTTCATAAAAAGCTTTTAATACAGGGTCATGTTTATGCGCTGTAATAGCCGCTTGGAATAAGGCTCTACGCAAATGAGAAGAACCACGTTTGGATATAGACGTACCTGAGGCTTCAAATTGTCCAGATTGGGACACAGAGGCATCAATGCCTGCGTAAGCGACAAGTTTAGATGGTTTGTCAAAGCGGTGAATATCCCCAATTTCACTTAGTATAGTGGCTCCTAAAATGGGCCCAACACCAGGTATTGTCATGATAGGAGTATCTAAATCAATTAAAAGTTGTGACATTTCTTCTTCACATTCTTTGATTTGATCTTCGATAAAACGAATTTGTTCCATCAACATTTTTAGTTGGAAGGAAAAAGCGTCTTTACAGAAGGTAACACCAAACGAATTAGAGGCTAATTCCATTAGCTTGTTGGCTGTTTTCTTCCCCAGTCGATTACGACTGGTTTGCTCAATTATTTGTGTTAAATCATCAATAGATATCTGTTCATAGTCACTAGGAGAGGCATATTCAAGTAAGATTTGCGAAGAAGTTTTACCAAAAACATCCGAAAAGATGCTTTGGTACTCTGGGAAAGTCTGATCTAATACGACAAGAGCTTTTCGTTTTAAATCACTCATATTACTTACAAGCGCATTACGAAAGCGGCTCATTTGTTTTAGAGCGAACATTTTCTCGTCCACAAGTGGGGTTTCAACAAAACGGCCGAATCGAATGATATCGGCAATCATAGTGGCATCAATGGCGTCTGTTTTTCGCTTTCTAATTTCTGTTCCTTTTCGCCAAGCATTGGTTTGAATTGGATTTAATACAACGACTGAGAAGCCATGATCAAGTAGAAAAGAATAAACGGCTAACCAATAATGTCCTGTTGCCTCCATTCCAATCAGTATTTCTGTAGGAGACTCAATATATTGGTACATCCAATTTAACAGTGCTTGTCCGCCTTCTTTATGATTCTGAAAGGGAAATGGCTTAGTAATAGGTTTTCCAGTTTGGTCGATAATGGACGCATAATGTTTATGTTTAGCGATATCAATACCTAAATAGAACATAGCTTACACCCCTATTTTAATCAGTGTTAGATAGTGTTGTCCTCCTCTGAACTAATAAGCGCTACTACCTCGTAAGAGATACGAAGAATGACCAATGGTCATCAACATCCAACTCATTCGTAAACTACTTATTAGACAGAGGTACCATTCTTTCAACCGAATACAAAGATTCAAGGAGGTGGTCGGCAACACTCTATCTACAAATATAAGTATCTCATATAACTAGATACTCACGGGTTTATAGGTAAATCCCTTTCCTAAAAAACCTAACTTTATCATACGAGGAG